CTATGCAGATACGGAGACAAGAAGTTGTTCAACCAGCGTTTTATTAAAGATACTTTAGAACGTGCTGTCGCTACTTTCGCTCAGGCGTGGGTAGCTGCTATGGCAGTTCCCGGTCCAGATTGGATGGACTCATTGAAAGTTGCAGGGGTTGCAGCCCTTGTTGCTATGGGTAAAGCTGTTGCTGCTCGAAAAGTGGGAGATCCTGAAACAGCCTCAGTTACTAGCTAGAAAGATGAGGCTGTCCGGTGCCGTCCCCTGCTGTCAATCCGTACAACAAAGATGAGATTGAATACCAAGAGCCGGGGTTCGACTACGCCCCAAAATATCCGGGCACTTACGACTATAACGAAAGTGGCATTCAATATAGAGAAGCCAACTTTCCTTACCAGAAACGTGATGCAACTGTATTTGCTAGCACGGTTGCGTGTTCAGCAGATTTAGCGCCTACGTTTGTATACGTTTATACACCTAAACGTCCGGGCGGCGTAGCGTATAGGTCAGGTTATGACTACAACAAGACCGGGTTCGATTACAACGAACGTGACACCTCGGTATCCGACAACCGTGTCTTGGTGGATTACAGCCAGTCGGGTGTTAGTTATTCTCAGTCTGCCGATGTTGGTCATACTGTGGCGGCGATTGCGACGCCACCCACAATCGGTGTTACGACGACGTTTTCGGCAAGCCCGTCGGTCCCGGCAACGGTTACTCTTGGATCAGCAATTGAGTGTCCAGTTGTAATTATTCCGGGGGTTGAAGCACAAACAATTGTTGTTGATGGTGGCACTACAGTACCAGCAGCTATACCTGATGTTACTTCTGAAGCGATCGTTCTTCCCGACGAAGTTGCGGCAGCAGCTACTGTTGGTGATACTGTCACTCTTTACATTACGGTTGACGCTGCACAAGATGACTCGCTTGAAAGAACTGCGACAATACCAGCAGTTACACCAAGCAGTAATTACACAGCATTGCCAGACGCTATCGCTGCTACAAGTTCAATATCTGTTGTCACTATGTACCAGTTAGTTGTAATACCTACTGAAAATATTGTGCCTTCTGTTGGTCGAAGAGAAGACGCTTCACCTGCTGCGTATGCTTTAATGCGTCACTATAGTCCCGGCGCTAGAGGAGATAATATATTTATTATCAATGGGACTACTGTTCAAAGTTATTTACCTGCTGATTGGGGCACAGTCACACGGTGGATATACGGCGGACACGAAAGCCCAAAAGATTTAACAACAGAAGAAGAATCCGTTTTACTTGCAGCGGGTTATTCATTCAGAGTAGGACCAGAATAATGCCAATTTATAGTTACCGTTGTCTCGATTGTGGGTTGTCACATGACATTCGTCATGGTTTTAACGAAACCTACGACGGGGTTTGCGAAGGATGTTCGGGGGTAGTTCGTAAATACTTCGGTACTGTGCATGTTTCTGCTTCTGCTACCCCTACAAGAGGTGTGCATGATGGAAAAACGATCGATTGGGCTGGGAGTAAAGTTAAAGAAAGAGCCAAAGAAAAAGATATGGACGCCTATAAACGACTCAGATCTGAAGGTTTTCAGCCCCGTGCTATTGACGGGTCTGCCAACCTTGAAACACGTGCTGGGTCATCCTACGAAATCGAGTCGGGGTATCTTCTTCAAGGGGAAAAGTCGGAAAAGAAACGTAAAGAACGTGCCCTTAATGACCTTCTTGGGAGTCCCTAATGACCGTTCAAAAATGGATTGACGAGACAAGAGACATGCTGCTTTCTGGGTATGTCGAAGAACTACTTCAGTTAGCTTCCGATGCTTCCTCTTCAGCAACATCTGTTTTTGTTACTGGTGCAGACAACTCGGGCATTGTAGCTGGTGTTGTTATTGAAATAGATTTAGAAGCAATGTATGTGACCAGTGTTACTGGTACACAAGTAAATGTTATTAGAGGGTACGGTAATTCAGATCCAGCAGGACATACGGCTGGAGATGTTGTAAGAACCTCACCTAAGTTTCCTGCATACAGAATTTTTGACGCTTTAAACGATGAACTACGTGATTTGTCTTCACCAGACAACGGTATTTTTCAAATGAAAAGCTTACAAAGCATTACATACAATGCGGCTAAACAAGGCTATGACTTAACTGGATTAACAAACGAAGAAGTCCAATCAATTTATTCGATTACTTATGCTGATCCAGTAGTAGTAGAAGCAAGAGAACCTGCTATACGCAAATGGGATTTAAAACGAGACAGAGCCACTAGTTCTTTCGCTAGTGGGATGGCTCTTGTTTTATATCAAGATGCATTTCCCGGTAAAAAATTAAACATTAGTTATAAATCGCCTTTAACAGCAATCACTGCAACATCTAATGCAAAATCAACTACTGGTTTACAAAACACTGCATTTGATTTGCCACCATTAGGCGCAGCGTTAGCCTTAATGAGCACTACTCCTATTAGACGTGAGTTTATTGACGCACAAGGAAGTCACCGACGAGCAGAAGAGGTACCACCCGGTGCGATCTCAGCTTCAATGCGAGATCTTAGATTGCGTAAAGAAATGCGAGTAGCTTCAGAAGCCGCACGGCTTGCAGCTATGTACCCTCAACACTACAAAAGCTAACAATGGCTTTTAACTCCGAGTATCTTCCCGTCGAATTAAACGGTGTGTCATATGCAGTAGACACATCTAACTACAGACGTACAACAATACCTGTTGCCCGTCAACAACGAGACAACAGTCGTGAGCCCGGAGAAAATACGCTTGACACTACTGGCGCATGGGTACGCTCACAAACTGACTGGTCATACGGAGCAGGCCAACTTTATATTGACAACGAAGACTCAGATAGACGACGCTTTTATTCATCAGATGGCATTGACATATGGACTAAAGGTCAAATCACGTTGCTGCCTATCACTGAGGATGCAGCATCTAGCCAAACATTCGGCACAGAAAACTTAATAGTAAAACGATTTATTAATAGCACGTCAGGCGCAGAATATATTTACGTTGCTTCAGACGGTGAAGTCTTTTATAGCGCCGACAACGGAGCTAATTGGTCAACGTTTAGTGTAACAAACAACATTACGAGTCTTACATCCGACGGAACATCTGTTTATATAGGTCGAGATACCACTAACACACCACAAAAAGTACCAATAGATAGTACTTCTGCAAGCGCATACGGCACAGAAACACCAGACTTACTTGCAGTAGTAGCCGGTCGAATGATTGGCGCACAAAACAACAGCATTTATGAACTAGATGCAGCAGGTGCTAAAGCGTCATCATCACTTGACTACTCACTACCGTTTTCATCGAGCACATGGGTATCGATAACAGCAGCAGCTAACGGAATTTATGCTGCTGCAAACACTGACAACACTGGATCGATTTACTACGTCGGTGTAAATAATGCTGACGGCACGTTACGCACACCAACAATCGCTGGTTCATTACCAAGAAATGAAACAATAAACGAAATAGTTTCTTATGCTGGGCTCTTAGGGATAGGCACAAGCAAAGGTTTCCGCTTAGGTTTAATTAACCAACAATCATCTGGCATAACAATAGGTCCATGCATAGACACAGGCGGTGAAGCGTTTGCGTTAGAAGCAGACGGCCAATACATGTGGTGGGGTTGCGACAACGCTCAAACTTACCGTGCAAATTTAGCTTTGTTTACAGATACTTTAGTGCCAGCGTACGCAGCCGATTTAAAAATGGCAGGCACAATCGTAGCAAGCGACAAAGTTGTAGGACTAGCACGGTTAAGTAATTCAAAATTGTTTTTAGGTGTCAACAAAACATCTGGTGCAAGCAAACTATTTAGAGAAAGTTTGACAGGAGAGAAGTTAACAACTGGTTCTTTAATCGCAGGGGAATGCACATGGTCAACAGTTGTGCCTAAGTTGTTACGTTCAGGGACAATTGACCTTGACCGTTCACAATACGAACGAGCTAAAACAGCATACCGAACAACAACTGGGTATACAGCTTCAACTCCTTACACATTAGGTGCACCAACTACTGAAGCTGCTGGCAAGATACGTTTGAAAGCAGTGAACAGTAGCAACACAGCAGTATACATACCTAGCTCAACGGGTTCATTGGATACTGGTGAACCACAGACGTTTACTTTTCCTTCTGATGAACTAACTGCTATTTCTTATGATTTAACTGTCGAAATAGATCGTTCATCTACTAACAGTGCAGTATCACCTATATGCCATGACTGGCAATTAACTGCTGTCGCTGTCCCTAAACGCATAGACGAAATAGTTTTGCCAATAGTTTTGCGGCAAGAAATTAAAACAGCACGAGGCTCAGGCAAAAACCAACGACTAGATGCTAAAGAAACATTTGATTCTCTTCGAGCAGACATGGATTCAGGTTTATCTATGACTTACAAAGAAGGAGATCGCACCGACACAGTAACAATCGAACGTTTAGAAATGCAATCTGAACGGTTATCCGACGATGGTGGCTGGTGGGAAGGTACTCTTTTAGTAAGACTTTTAACAGTCCCAAGCTAGGGGAACCGTGGCTAAAACTCTATTTTTTGATATAGAAACAGCACCGAACCTTAGCTATGTGTGGGGTCAATGGCAACAAGATGTCATCGAGCACGCCAGAGAGTGGTACATCATATGTTTCTCATACAAATGGGAACACGAAAAGAAAACACACGTTGTATCTTTAGACGACTTTGATCTCTACAACGAAGATCCTGAAAACGATTTCGATGTTGTTTACAAACTCTGGCAATTATTAGACGAAGCAGACATAGTGATAGGCCATAACTCAGACGCATTCGATATTAAAAAAGCCAACGCACGTTTTGTTTACCACAACTTTGGACCAACTGGTCCCTATCAAACGGTTGACACATTAAAAATTGCACGTAAACATTTTAAATTTAACAGCAACAGACTCGGACATCTCGGGGAACACCTTGGACTCGGGGGAAAAGAAACCACAGGAGGATTTCAGACATGGGCAGGTTGTATGAAGGGTGAAGCTAAAGCGTGGGGGACAATGAAGAAGTATGCCAAACAAGACGTAGATCTGTTGGTAGATGTTTACGAACGGTTGCGTCCGTGGATGACAAACCATCCAAACAGAAATGTAATTGATTCAACTTCTCGTCATTGTCCTACATGTGGCAGCGACAGGTTACAAAAACGTGGGGTTCGATGTACCCGGACGATGAGTTATCAAACATATCAATGTCAACGCTGTCGTTCTTATTGTAGAGAAAGACTAACTAATAGCTCTGCACGTCCTGAAGTGGTTTAATCAAAGTTGTAATTGCGAGGCAAAATATATTCAGGCTCTATTAGCCAAGCCTCATACCTTGCTTTACATTTTTTGCAACGACAACCATTAAGTAAATACGTAGCTATGAAACCATGCGTTTTAAAATCTGACTTTTTCCAAGGAGGAAAGTCAGAGATATGCATTAGTAATCTTCAGGGTTAGACGCTTCGTCCTTAAAAATATTAGCCATACGTAAAGCTTCTTCTTTAGTGCGATACCACTCACGCATGTGACTGTCACAAATTACTGCGTAACCGGGAACACTGAGCCCTGCGCCTATTCGTGCTACTAGCTTTTGTACTTTAACATCCATCGCTTTTCTCCAATCACGATGCCACTTTATTTTACCACGTATAGTGAGTTTGATGATGGATGGAGCGCCTTGGAGAGAAAGGAGAGTAAAACTCCAAGGCACTCCAGCCTATTTCAAATCTTCTCGTAGACTACGGAGTCGCTTAGTGTTTTCCTCAATCGACAGCGATTCTTTTTTGTTTAACTCTAAAGCTTTCTGAGTACTAATAATACTTGCAACGTTACTATGGGTTGCAGCTTCCTTGTCCGTCTCTTGTATGCGCTTCAGTGCTGTCTCAAAGCCTGCTGCACTAAAGCTCCATGTAACATGCAGAGCCCTATAGCATTCTTCTAACGACCAGCCAGCAGCATGAGCAGTCTCAACAACATGCCGAATCTTCATTGGCTTTGCACCGAACGGTTTCTTATCTAAGTTTTTCCACCAAAAGTTCAGCATCTCAGCAACTGTTTTAAACTTCGGTATTTGTGGGACATTCAACGCTGTCACTGTGCCCATTCATTCTCTCCTTAATTAGCTGCGCAAACGTATGCATTTCCATAACAACATACGCTGCACCTGTTCCATAGTTACGTCGCTTAACTAATGCTGCACCAAATGTAGCGTCAGCATTTACACGTTCTTGCTCTGTCTCCTTCATTATTTCAGATAAAGAAGACAAAGCATCCTTCCTGTTTTTGCATTCAAACACAAATTCAGGAAGGTCGAGACACCGAATATCCCCAATATCTTTAGTTCCCATAAGCGGAAGTCTCATAAACTCTCGCTTTGTGTAGCTCTGAAGATACCTGACACACTCGGTTTCCCAAGCAGTCCCCTTCTGTTTAGCTTTACTCATATGTTCCCGATGTCAGGAGGAATTGTTTCCTCAGTTTCTTCCATGTAATCAAGATACTCAGTCATAGCTTGTTGAAATATAAAAGACATAGCTTGCATCATTTGGTTATTAGAATCCATGTTCCCACTAGCAGGGTGCTTTTCAAAAGCTTCAATAATTCTAAGTGCCTGCATTTCAACACGAGATTGAAAATCTTTAGGCACAACAAATGTCATTGTTGTAATACTGTCTGCCAGTATCGGAATGATAAAGCTGTACTGTCCTTCATTGTCCATTAGAAAGGCTCCGTGTCATCCGCAAAAGCTGCTTGCACAGTGTTAACTGCGCCCTGATCTCTTACATTATCACTTGCGTTCCCCTTAGGATGCCAGCGATATGAGGGCCCACCTTCGTCTGCATATAGACACAGTTTGCTACGTTTTTCACCTTCTTTAGTTTCCCAATTGTCTTGTTTCATGCGACCAGTAAACATCACACGAGAACCTTTAGACAGTTCTGAAATGCGTTCAGCAAGATCACC